TGGAACGATCGACTCGTTTAATTCTAAATCAGCTAAGTATTTCTTTTGGAAGAATACTAATAAAGATTTAATCGTTGTATCTATATCTTTATAGTCATAGAAACGTCGAGAAACATAGGTCGACTGATTAGTCTCAGTTTCCATAAACTTGTAATAGTCTTTAACTAATTGTACAAGCTCTGGTCCATTTTCACGATAGATCGCTGGGAACTGCTGATTAATAAAGTAGCTTATACTTTTTTCTATCTGTGAATAATTTTCAGCCATTATAATTTCCTATTAATAACCGTTATTGTTTGATGATGAAGAACTAGATGTTGGAGCATTTAATGAACCGATCGCTGAACTTGAAGCAGTGGTTGAAGTACCAGGTATTTCTTCAAGAGCCATATTCACTTGAACGTCTGTATCTCTAATAAGGAATACACGACCCTTCGGTGAATTAATATCATTCTTTTTAGGATTAACCATTATTTTAATAGATGCTCCGTCATATGCTTCAACAATAATATCATTAAGTTTAATATTACCAGTTGCGTAATCAATAGTACCAACATTAGGATTAAATACTTGTGGGTTAGTAACATCGTTAATAATAGTCATTAGGTTACCAAGACCATCGTCTTGTAAATAAACACAAATTTTATTAACATCAAACGGTGTACTCTTCATTGCAGGTTTATAATTTGCAAAACCGTTAGCATCTCTAAATGGATATGGTTTAATAAGCTCCATCTCAAATTTAAAGCTTGGAGCTGATTTAATATTTGTATTTGGCACCCAATCAATCATCGGCATGAACGCTAATGAACTTGATAGAATACCAGTATCTATTTTATCAATTTCAGATGTGAGTTTACTTCCTCTCAGTTTAACATCAAAATCTTCGAGGTTATTATCAGCGTATGATTGTATTTGTGATCTGATTAGTGCTTCAAGTTCTGATGCACTCTTTGATGTACTCTTATTACTATAAACAATATCAGCAACTATATCAGCGTAAACAAATTCAGTCTGTACAAATATTGGTTCAATACCTAACGGACTCTTTTCTTTTAAATAATTAATATAAGTATTAGCAAGAGTTGAACTGATCAGCGTTGTTTCTGCATCTAAATAAACAGAAATACCAACACGACCAAATTGAGGTGGTTCTAATTCTTCACCACCATAAGCACTTACACTTTTAATTGATGGGAACGCTTGTTGTAATAATACTTCGTAATCTTTTGTTGTTACTGCACGTTCTTGTACTGCTAATGCTTTAGGAGCAAAGTATCTAATAGATTCCATACTCTCACGTTCTGCACCATTAGCTGCTGGAGCAATAGTACTTACTGAAACAGTAGCGTTTTCAAAAAAGCTTGTTGTAAAACTTGATGCGCCATTTGGTAGTACACCTGAACATACACGGTATCGTACACGCACATCTTCAAACTCTTCTGGTTGTAAACCAAATTCATTTTTACCAAAATAAACTGCATATCTGTTATCTAAATAAGGTTCTAAATAAAATACCTTATCAGCTGGTTTAACACCATATATTGTATTAGCACGAGTAAATACGTTTCGATCTTCTTGCTGCTCAGCATCAACAAAGACTACAATAGAGTCTGTGTCAACTTCGTCATTGGTTAACTGTACACGTAATACACCATCACCATCAATAATAAATCCTTCTCTTTGGAATGAGGCAAGTATTTGTCCTTCAAAGATATCAACGTTATCAGCTACGTATACTCCAGGTTCTGTTCTTCTTGCAACATATGTTTGATTAGTTACGAAGTTAAAGGATTCTCCTTGGTAAGCAGAACTGAAGTTAGTATAAGTTGGAATAGATACTGTAGATGCAACTTCGTTTGGATCAGTAATCGTTACACGAACAGTTGCTTTAGCAGATCTACGAGATCTTGGAATATAGTTTAATTCTTTTGCATGAGAAACGATAGAGTTCTTTAAGACGGCCGAGTCAAGAAACATCTCATTCATTGTCATGTTTGTATAGAAGTTATTTTGGAAAGTGTTAAACGCAAGCACATCAAGCATCGCGCTCATGTTACTACCTTCAAAATTATAATCTTTAAATTGAGTCTGCGTTTGCAGAAATGTTTTTAACTGATCTTTTATCGAATCAAAATCGAGTTCAGTAATTGGAGTTTTTGGACTGGCCATCTTATCTTATCCTTTCTAAAATTAAATCGAGCGATATTGGACGATCGACATTTCGTATATAAAATTGTATTAGTACCCTAACTGTATTGTCATCATATTCAGTTGATGCTTCGACACTAATTATTTCTGCTCGTGGTTCGTATGTCTGAATTGTATTTTTAACACGGGTTTCTATCGTCTTTAATACGCCAGGTGTTATGTTCTCAAATAACAACCCACGTATTCCGCCACCAATAAATGGTTGCATAAGTCTTTCACCAGGATCTGTTAATATCAGATTCTTTAAACTTTCCTTTACAGCGTCTTCGTCTTTTAAAATAGCGAGGTCCTTTGAAACAGGACTGATTCGCAAGTCTTTATTAAAGTCGCTATATAAATTCGGCTTTTTAGTTACCGGTGTTTTACTAATTATAGTCATCTAGGTATATCTCTTATGTCTAAATGGATATGCTTATCGTAAATTACAATGTATTTAAACCCTGCTGCAAACGCTCTTGTCTTAAATTCTTCAACCTTTTCGTCGCTATTTAATTCAAAATCGTTTTGTATATCTATAACAAGTCCACTTAAATGGCTACTCTCTGGTGACCCTTTTACTTCATCGTTATATTCTTTATTTACCCAACCCTTGGTAATAATAACTTTGCTACCAAGCTTCTTTTGAAACCTTGCTAAATATACTTTAACATCTAAATCAATGTGAGTATACGCAGGTAAACCAACTCCGTCATCTTCGTCAAAGCTTTTACCATCTAATCCAAACCTTGCATTAGAGCCTTTTAAGACAGCCATGCAAGGAGGTAAATCTTTATATTCTTGAGCAGTTATCTCTGGTACTATGATCGCATCTTCACCAGTAGGTGTTCTACGAACCTTACCAGGATCTTCTTCAGAAGATTCCCATACATCCCTTAGACTATTTATAGCTTCTCGTCGGTATTCTTCAGAAAATCTTATGCCTCCGTTACGAATAGCAGTAGATGTATTGAGTTTTGATATAGTTTGTAGTCTTTGAACGACTCTTTGATACCTATTACCGAACTGATCTAATGGATTTTTAATTTCTTTAATGAGTGATTCGATGTTAGTAGCAAGTGCACAGAACCTATAAACTAAGAACTGAACTGTTTCTAAGTCAATGTTTTCAAAGAGACCAACAGCGTAATCCATAAACCCTTTGAGTTTATCTTTAAGCTTTTGTTTTTCTTTTTCTGTCATCTGATTACACATACGTTCTTTAAGTGTCATAACTCTTTTTGTATGCATACGGTTGACATCTGTTACAGTGTCTGATATAATACCAACAGGGTCAAAGTTTTCAATAGCAGCCATAATGTCATTGAACGTGTTTACTATAACATCAATAATCTTAGTTTGTATTTCTTCAATAAGCTTATCAATAATTTCATCTTGTATAAGAGTTTTAAATCCGTCATAGTCTCTTGGTATCTTATTATAAATTGCGATCGCTTTAGTAATTAAACCATCAACTACGCCAATTAAATCATAAAAGGCATCTATCTGATTAAATATATTTTTTAAACTATTACAGAATCCACCGATAACACTTTCAGATATTCCACCATTATAAAAGTTAGTTAGTTCTAAATTCAGCTTAGATAAATTATTCTGATTAGCAAGACCAGCGGCTGTATAATTATAAGCTGCCATAAAGTCTGCAACTTCAAGGTTTGTAATGTTCCCACTCTGCCATCGTCTCGCTAGTGATTCACCAGCATTTGCACCGATTCTGTTTTTCCATGGTCCATTAATATAATTAACAGCTTCGTAGAATTCATCACCGTAAGTATTAACAGCAATTTTAAGTGGATTTTTTTCAGCGTCTTGTAATATATTTTGTGCAAGCTCTTCTGCAAAAACATCAATTGCTGCTGATGTATAACGACCATTAATAACTGGTGGCTCAATAGCAACATTGACTTTATTAATATATGTTTGATCTCTTGTATCAGTACAACTAGCCATTGAAGTCTCCATCTGCAGAATCATCGAGTGGGGCTACAAATCCAAGAGCGTAACCCAATGCAAAGTATCCTTTGGATAAGATTGTTTTACCATAACTTGCAGGTTCAGGCATTTGAATTCTTGGAATACCTAATCCTCCAGTTGGTAGTGGATTAATACCTGTTACCACACTAAATGGTGAAGTTAATATTGAAGCTAAAAAGAGTGGTCCGTTACCTGTAGGATAAGCCCAACCTGAAGTAACACCAGGTAATGGTGCAGCTACTGGAGTACTTATTGCAGCAGGAACTAATGCAGGTAAAGATGGAATCGCAACATTAACATTTGGTAAAGAAGTTGGTGGTGTTGGAGCAGCAACAGTAAAGCCAGGGCTGAATGATATTGAAGCAGAACCAGTAACTATAGGAAGAGGTGCACCTAATGAAGCAAAGTCACCACGACCACCACTTACCTTTCCAGCTGAAACTGTACCAGCATCTAATTTACTTACACTACCAAGAGTTGCATTTAAACCAGTAACACTTGCTGCTGTAATACTTGCAGTTGATATATTAGCAACAGGAGTTGTCATTACTCCAAAGTTTCCAACTGAAGCATTCCATATTCCACTGAATGAACCGGTTGCAGATGTAAATTGACATGCTAACGCGTTAACACTAAATCCAGGAACACCAACACCACCTGATAAAGGTGTGGGTGGTATTAAACCAGCAGCATTATTAATAATATTAGAACCAGTTAAATGAATATCCATTGGAGTGGTTAATTTAATTGCTTTATTTGAATATATGTCAACTGTATTTAAAGCAGTACTTTTAATATTCATTGATACTGAGTTAATTTGTTTTTCTGCTTCAAACTGTACTTCGTTTTTACCGAATATTGTAACTCTATCTGCATTACCTTCAAGTTTAATATTAGCACCACGCGCATTTAAATGATTACCAACATTATAGAATGAACTACCACCGATAGATAACTCGTGTTCACCGTGAACGATTTGTTTATAATCGCCCATTATTTCTTCTGTTTTATTTCCCTTAACATAAACGTGAGAATTACCGTTGATCGTAACCGTTGAGTGACCTGCCGATTGGTGTGCAGTTCCAATAGTAACTTCGTAGCGATCGCCATCAGCACGTTCTTTAACTGAACCAACAGCATCTATTTCAATATAAGAACCAGAGAAATGGTGAATATTAATACGTTCTGCACCAGGTGTGTCATCAATCTCAATACTATGTCTTGCAGTTTCTATAACTCTATTATGTGGATATTTTGCACCATAAGCAGGAGGTGGTTCATTCCATGTTGAATCTGAATCTGCAATCTTTTGACCTTGAATGGCG